CGAGTCGCGGTAGCTCGTTGCCACTGCTTCGGACGCTGGGGGCGCGTCCAAACTGTCATAATCGGGAGCGAGAATGACAGAGCCAGTCGAGGTGGTTGGTGCTCGGGTGAAGAGCTCGAAGCACAGCTTGTGGAAGCGGTACTGCTCCCAACCACTCGCCTGCGTCGACAGCCATGGGAAAGTGGCTGCGACGCCCGGGTTCAGGTCGTACGACTCGAACACGGAGAAGGCGACCGATCCCGTCACCGTGGAGACGAGCTCACGGTGGCGGATTCGGGTCGATCGTCCAGAGGCACTCACGTTGGGTTCACGTGAGCGTTGTCCGGTGGCGTAGGCCGCCGCCGCGAAAGAGCTCGCGGCGACAGAGCCGGATCCAGCATTTCGTTGCTGGGGACGTCCGGGCTGCGGATTCGCTTTCTGCTTCTTAGACGCTGGCAGGGCGTTGGTCTGGCCGTTGCGAGAACGCTTCGGCATTTGTAGCTGTAGTGTGGGAGCCCTCCCAGCTACTGGAGAGACTGTACATCTTACGCTACCTCGTAGGAGTGGCCGAGATTTCTCTCTTAGTACCCACCTGTGCCGCGAGGCGCAGCCGTGCAGTCGTTCGACGTTCCGGTTCGGTCAAATAGTCTTTCTGACATTCCATGCCCTATCCAGAGGATAGGAAACACGAAGAAACAGATTTTCTCTGAAAGCCGAGCCTTAGTACGGAAGTATTAAGCTACAGATCATAGCACCGTTTTGGCTGCTGAGGCGTAGGACCCCATGGTTTCTACGTTGTCCAACGAAGCAGTTTAACGACGTGCTCAGGTCGTTTGGTTCCTGGATCAATCAAACACCGGTCGACTGTACGGCGATGGTGCGACGGTCACTATGCCCAGCTGCATGACAGCTTCGCTCAGGAAGCGCGTCTTACGACGTGCCAACTGGCGCTGCTGTCCGTGCCGTGGAGCCGGGTCTCTATAGAGCTCCGGCTCCTTGCATAGGATCGCCCACGCTTTCGCCTCGAGTACAGGCCGCTGTACAACACGGAAGTTGTACGGCGAGATCTTCACACAGCGGGATGACGTCGCGTCATACTGCAGCTTCGCGATCGTTTTCTGAAGCCATGTGAAGTCCGTCCGAAATCCGACGGGGAGAGTAACACCCATACCGCCCAATGATCTGGCGATGAAGAGGTTACGTCCTTGACACTCCTTCGTGAGTCCCTCGGCATGTTGCCGGAGGTACGCTGCGAGGAGGCGCGGCTGACCCAGAGGGCCGGCGCCTTGCAGCAGCGTGTCAATGACAGCGGAGAGGGGCTGCGGAGCCACCTCCTCGTTCCCAACATCGACCCCGACTCGGCCCAGCACCTTGTGCTGACCGAAGAAGAGGCCGGTGTTCAGGAAGTCGATCTGACGCGGCGATGGACCACCGCGCTGAAAGACCTTCTCACCGAGCATGAAGTCGAACGAAGTCGAGTTGACATTTGCGTAGCGTTCGTGAACGTACGATTTGCCGACTGACATCTTGAGACCGACTGCTTTACCGAGCGCTTCGTGCCTAAGCGCCTCCGATCCCGAGCACCGATACAGAATATCGTCGCCATTGACAAGGACCTTGTCACAGGCGTCGAAGATCTCCTTCGGCGTCGGGTCTGCCCGGCCTTCGAGGACTGTTGCGAGATACAGTCCGAGGTTCGCGAGGCAGAGAATTGGGAAAGACAACACTGAGCCCATCAACTGGCCGTTGGCCTGCTGAACGGGTTCGATGTCGTCGAAGCCTTTGATCGGGGGGTAGTGGCACATGTGCGGCGCCAGGACCGCCTTGTACACTTCGATGTCTCGATCATCGAGTTCGTCAATGAGCTGAGCGAAAAGCCCATTTCCGAGACGGGCCGACAGGTTGTCGGTCGACGCCTCGTAGTCACCGGAGAACCAAAACCGGGCGTTC